ACGCGACCGCCTTGTCCGCCGCCGTGACGAACGGGAAGCCGGCCAGCAAGTCGTCGAACATCCCCAGCGCGGCGATCGCGTCATCCCGCGTCGGAGAGGTCGGGATCCGGTCGAACTCACATTCCGGCTTATACAGCAGGCCTGTCAGCGGGTCGTACCCGGGCACATCATGGAGGCTGCCGTCCCGCCGCAGGTGAGGCGCGCCGATGATGCCTGCCAACACCGGCAGGTTCCAGTCACCCACACGGCCCTGGTACGTCTCGACCACGCGCCCCGGCGCGTCGATGCGGCCCCACTCCTTTTTGCGCCCGTTGTACTTGAACCACTGCGCCGCGCAGGTGAGAATCTCGGCGAGGTGGCTCTTCGGCACCTCCAGGATTCGCCAGGCTTCCGTGTTCTGATCGTGGTCTTCACCGGCGTCAGCACCGGCCGGACGATCATGCCGCCGCGCTGGTAGATTTCCCGGCCGAGGCCCAGCAGCGCAGTCTCGGCTTCATTGACGACACGCGGCAGCTCGCCCGGCACGATGAAGATCTCCGGCCAGGGGGCGGCGTCGACGTTGCTTCCCGCGGCGCTCGCTCGCCTTTGCGCGCGCCACTCACCATAGCTGCGCGACACTTCCTCATGCAGCCGGTCTGCATACTTGAGACCAATGCCATTGGGATGCCGCGCCAGCTCGTCCACGATGTCTTCGGCGCTCAGGCCCTTGCCGGCCAGAGCCACACGACGGACTGGAACACCTCGCTGCGCTGGCCGTCCGGCACGCCGTTGCGGATGATGCTGTCGTAGTCTCGCCCTACCGTCTGCTGTCCCGCCGCGTTGAAGTCGAGACCGGTTCCACCGGAAGTGCCGTTGGCGCGCCGTTGGCCTTTCTCCTCGTCGAACCTCGCCTCGAGTGCGTCGATGAGGTCGTCGATCGGCGGCAATGCGGTACAGGCGCCGCGCTCTTTGCCCGAGATCGTGATGTATTTTTTGGTGTTGCGGTACAACTCGATGCCGGCGCCGTCGCCCAGATTGAAGCGCCGCTGGCGGGTCGGCCCGCGGGTGGTGCCGAGAATCCGGGTGCCCGCACCCGAGACCGTGATCTCGTGATAAGCGCCGGCGGCCTCGGCGTGCACTTCCTCGGCCCAGACCGCCACCTCGCCCGTCGCAGCGTTGCGGCACTTGTCGAGATCGACCGCGCCAAGATCGGACCCGAACAGCGCATAGCCGATGCCGTCGGCGTTGCCGGCCTTCACCGCATCGATGGCGTCGACGTAGGTGCCCCAGGTCTCAGGGTCGTCGCTCCTGGCGTGCTGTCCGGGGTAGCGCGCCTGGTACGGCGGCTTGGTCCACGACGTCTCCTCGCCGGACTTCTTGCGGCGCGCTTCCCATCGCCATACGAGCCAGCGCTGCTCCGCCGTGAGCGGCTCGAGCGCCGCCGGCAGGTGACCGAGATCACCGTTGAAGGTGCGCGGCTTATCCATGGCGCCGCACCCTGTTGAGAATCCCGAGCAGCCAAGCCTGCTGCTTCTCGGTCGGCGCACGCCACTCGGTCCAGGTCACCATGTCGGCGACGAACTTCTGCTCGCGCGAGGTCAGGAACCCGCTGCGCTCGTCGCATTCGCACGCGACGTAATGCCAGTCCGTGGCGCTGGCCTCGGACCAGTCCGTGTCGCGCGCTCTCTGTGTCTTCTCCTCGGCAAGCGGCTCGGGACGGCACAGCGCGTGGGCGAGGGCGTGGATGCCCGTGCCTTCGTTCTCGAGCGTGCGCCTGATCGCCACCGTTGCGGCCAGCACCTCGCCGTCCTTGTCGGACGACAACATCCTCAGCAGCTTGCCGAGCTTGTCCTGTGCCGACGGCTTCAGCATCGCCAGCACCGCTCGGTATGGCTGCACTTGACGCAGATTGGGTTCGTCGGCGTCCTGGAGAGGCGCGGCAGCAGGTCGCCGGCGCGCGTTGCGTCGATAATCATCGAAGCGCGGTCGATCCACATCCGCGCCGTGACGGGATCAAACGGCACCAGCACGTGCAGCCGCGCGCAGGTATTGGCGTTGGTGGCGGTGAAGATCGCCGGATGTTCGGTCAGGCCGAGGTAGTGCTGATACATGAGCACTTGCGCCGCATAATGCGGGTAGGCTTTGCCGAGGCCGTCACGATCGAGGCTGCGCCAACCTTTGTCGCCGAGCGCCTTGTGCTCCCAGATGCACGGGTAGCCGATGCCGGGCAGCTCGGGTCCGCCCGTGACTATGCCATCACAGTGGCCGCGGAACGCGCCGTCGAACGTGGAGAAGCCGAGCTTCTCGGACGGCGCAAACTCAAATCCCGCGCGGATCATGTGGCCGCGAACCATTTCCTCGAACAAGTGGCCGCGCTCGAAAATGTCCCGCGTCTGCCCCTCGTGCACGGGGTCGCACATCCAGTCATACTGAACGCGGCGCATGCACGGGCTGCCGATCGACGATGCCCCGAGATACTGCCGCGTGTTGACCTCGATCACAGCATTGATGGCGATGCTAATCGACGCTGCGGCCAGGTTGTCGCGGTTGAAGTCCAGCATGGCATCACCACGGCACGGCGTCGTTCAACGGCGCCTGCGGCGAGGTGAGGTCGCCGCCCCGATTGCGCGCGGCGATCGCCTTGCTCATCAGCCCGTAGGCGGCGCAGAGGAAGAGCAGCATCGTGTTCTTCGACCACCCGCCGATCGGCGCGCGCCAGTCGATGCCGGACATCGCGCCGAGCTCCGGCAAGATCGTTTCGACCGCGCCCGCGTCCCACGGCGGCGGCTCGGTGCCAGCATCGCGGATGGCCATCTCAATCGCCGCGTTGCCCTCGTCGACGGCTCGTGCGGCACGCGTGGCGATCCACGAGCAGATGCCGGCGCAGAGGATCCGGCCCAACTGCTCGTCGGAGAGATGGCCGACTGGAATGTCCGGGGGCACCACGCCGCCGCCGATCATCTTGCGTGCGGACTCGATGGCGGCGGCAGTTGCCTGCCGCTGCCACAATTCTACGACGCTCTTCGGCCGGAGGTGCTGTTTCATTTTGCCCAATTCGGACGCGCGACCGGCTGCGCCGGCTCCGGCGCGGCGAGCTGAGTGGGACGTTCGGCGCTCTTCACCACCTGCTCGACGAGATGCCATTCCTTGCGCTCCGGCGTGATAACCTCGAGCAGGATGTTCTTCGCGGGGTATTGCCCCTTCGCCGGCTCCACGCCGATGCGGCCCATAAAGCGGATTCCGTTGAAGTCTGCCCAGCCTGCGACCTGGCGGGCCTGCTTGGCGTTCTCCGACATGTCGTCCGGCCTGATGCCACGCGCAGACTCCAAGATGGCGCGCAACGTCTGACCTGAGATATCGGCGGCTTGCTTCTGTCCGTCAGTCTCGCCGGACACGGTAAGGCGCATCCAGAATTTGCGCTTGGCATGCTCGCCGTCGACGAGGGTAAACTCACAGTCGAGCCCCTCGGACGTGCCGTCCTGACTCTTCTTCAACCATTTCCCCTCGCCGCAGTCGCCGGGCTTGATGGTGAGGTGCAAGGTCGCGATGGTGTCCCGGCGAATAAGGTCACGGCTGCGCTGAGTTTTCGCATTGTTGAAGTCAAACATTTACTTTGCTCCTCTGCTCGTTAGCTTCTCGATGAGTTCTCCAAGGTGGGGTTTTTCGATCTGTTCAAGCCGGCCGCTGCGATCTTTCCCTGGCCAGCCCCATTGGTTTGGGCTCGTGCACACGAACGCGCGTGTCAGCACGCCGTCGCCGAAGTCGACCCATTGCATGGTGATGATCTGATCGACGATGCCGGGCAGCTCGCGGCCGGTCTTGCTGCCTTCGAGTTGTACTTGCCATTCGGTCTTGTTGAATTCGTCGACGACCTTCTCGAGGATCGCGAAGATGACGGACTTACCGCGTGCGTGCTGCAGCTGGTTCAGCCAGGCAATCATCTCGCGGCCGTGTAGACCGTAAGCGCCGCGGACATCCTTCTTGCCCGTGCGTTCGGAGAAGGCTTCCGGCTGCTGTTCGGACCAACGGAACGACAACCGGCTAATTGCGGTGATGGAGTCGACAAATATCACGTCGTATTTGGCGAGATTTTCCAGCTCGCCGCCGATCGCCTCGAAGTGCTCCTGCGAATAGCACGCCGTTTCCGGGAAGCTCGGGTCGGGGCCGCCGATCCGGCACGCCAAATTGCGAGCTGCCGGCCAGTCGGCAATTCTGATTGTGTCGACCGGTACATCCTGCACGCTCAGGTCGCCGGCCTCGACGTCGGCGAACAGCGTGCGCGCGGGGTCGAGCGTGCGCAGCAGGGAAGTCTTGCCGACGCCGGTCGGCCCGACGATAAGAGCCTTCACGCCGCGCTTTTCTGAGAGCCGCCGGTCGGCGCCAATAATATTCATCACACGCCTCCTTCAATCACGTCGAGCACTGCGGCGACGGGCCCGTTGGGCGCGTTCTTCGAGGTATAGATCGCGATCGGCGACTTGAGCTTGTTATTCTTGATGTCCTCGCCCAGCTCCTTGAGCTCGAGCTCCAACATCATCGGGAAAAGCTCGGCGGCCGGATGAACGGGCAGCACGTGGCGCCAGGACTTGGCGCATTGAGATGACGGCAATTTGGGCTTGGAGGGCATGTGCGGGTCCTTGATGATGGGACCGCGCGACTGCTTGCGGGAGAGTTGGTGCGGTATTACAAAGCCGCGTCCACCAAAGACGCCACTTGAACGCCTCCGACTTCGCGCAAGC